AGCTCGCTGAGAACGTGACCCAGGCAGCTGCACGTGACGTGCTTGCCGGCAGCATGCCGGAAGTCGAAGCAGCGGGCTATTCCATTGTTTTAACTGTGCATGACGAAATCATCACGGAAACGCCCGATTCGCCCGAGTACACGGCCGATGGGCTGGCCGAAATCATGAGCCGGTCGCCAGAGTGGGCGCCGGATATTCCGCTCGCGGCAGCGGGCTTCGAGGCTTACAGGTACAGGAAGGGATGAGAGATGCCAGATTGGGCCTACGTAAACGGCATGGGCGAGGAAGACGGCGACCCGGATCTAGACGAACACCACGACCCCGCGGGGCAATGCGGCGCAGGGTTCGGTGCGTATGCAAAGCGCCAGGAGGCACCCCAACCCCCAGAGCCTATTTGCAAGATCGCCCGAGAGAACGGCGGGAAGGTGCCACTCGAATGCCTGTTCAACTGCGAGCGCGATTGCCACCCAAACGACAACCGCAGGCAGGCAAGGCCCCTTGCAAACGGCCGCTGCAGTCGCTGCGGTTCCACCTCCGTCCGATGGCGCCAACAGGGCGGCAAGTGGGTTCTGTTCAGCCTGCAACCCGGCGTCGTGCACGCCTGCCAGATCGACCCTTCCGAATTCCGACCGATAAAGGACTGAACATGCTGACACTGGAAGAACAGGAACGCCGCGCCTACATCAGTGGCAACACGCAACTGGCCGATGCGCTCGATGCTGTCGGGCAAGCGGTGGCGTCTCTCATGGACGACCACGGGGACGACGGCACCGCCGAAGACATCCAAGACGTGCTGTGTGTCTCGCTCAAGGTCGCCGACCTGAACGACCAAATCCGCGATCCGCTGTACGTCGCGCAAACCCTCATTTAGCCACGCTTGACGCTTTAGCAACTGCTAACGTAGGATGACCACATGCTAAACGACGCACTTGCGCAAACGATCATCAGGCTGGCCCAGCGGTGCGAGGGCGTGAGCGCTCGGGACCCCTCTCTAGACGCACCGCGCACGAACATCGACCGGCGCCTGATCGCGCTCACGAAGGCGGGCAAGCTCATCAAGGTCGCGCTGAGCCCGCGTAATGTGCGCTACTACGCGCACGAGCGCGATGCTGCACTTGCGCGGCAACGAATCGCGCACATGTCGCCCGCCGCCCCTGCGGGTGCCGTCATGCATGTCGCTGCGCCAAAGGATCGGCCCCGCAACTGGGCCGACATGGAAGCCGTCGTGACGCCTCGAACCAAGTTCACCCGCTGCCCGAGTCCACCGACGCGCTTTGAGGCCGTCGAGGTGCCGGTGTCGCTGCAGCGGGGCCGCGTGATTACCCCAAAGGAGTATCTGTATGGGACTGATCGCAATTGCGCTTGCGGTGATGGCCGTCGGCCTGCTGGAAATCGAGATGGACGCGAGGCGCCGGCTACGGCACGACCTGGCGTTGCTGCGCCAGCCGGCGCCGTGGCCTGAAGCCGCGATCGACTTCGAGGATTCAGGGCGCGGGGGTCTGTGATGAAGGAACGGGACATCGAGCGCTATCTGTGCGCGCGCGTGAAGCAGCTGGGCGGCGAGGTCCGTAAGGTGAAGTGGATTGGCCGCAACGGCGCGCCGGACCGGCTCGTGATGCTGCCTCCCTATCGCAATGGAGGGATCGCAACGGCGTTCGCCGAACTGAAGAACCCCGACACCATCAAGACATTCCCGTCTGACGCTCGCGAACGCGCCCAGGCGCGCGAACACGAGCGTATGCGCCGCATGGGGCAAACGGTGCTCGTCATCGGCACGACCGAGGCGATCGACGAATGGTTGGGGGTAGGGGAGTGAACCTCTTCGGCATACCCGTTGTCGTCAACCCTCTCGCCGTAGAGCATCGCGTCTGGTTCACGGTAGAGCGGTGGCCGATCCCGAAGCGTCGCAGGCGTTGGCGCGTGGTGAGACACGAGGAGACGAAGCCGGCTATGTTCATCGTGGGCGAGAACATCTTCGGCAGAAAGACCGCGGTACTGCACCCCGAACTGTTCGCCAAGATCACCGGCCTATGACACGCGAATTCGAGCCGCGCCCCTGGCAGGTGCCGATGATTGAGCACCTGCTCGAACACGAGCGCTGCGCGCTGTTCTGCCCTATGGGCGCCGGGAAATCCGCTGCCACGTTGACCGCGCTCGACAGCCTCATGCTCGCGGGTGAAGACCATCCGACGCTCGTGCTCGCGCCGCTGCGCGTGGCCCGGACGACATGGCCCGAGGAGGTGCGCAAGTGGCGGCACCTTCGGCACGTGAGCGTCATGCCGATTGTTGGCAGCGAAGCCGAACGGCGGGCGGCATTGCGCTATGACGCCTCGATTTTCACGGTCAACTACGAGCAATTGGAATGGCTCGTGGAGTATTACGGCGAGCGCTGGCCGTTCCGTACCGTCGTGGCCGATGAAATGTCGAAGCTCAAGTCCTTCCGCCTGCGGCAAGGCGGCAAGCGTGCTGCGGCGCTGGCGAAGGTGAACCACAAGATTCAAAGGCTCATCGGCCTTACGGGTACACCCGCGAGCAACGGCCTGCAGGATCTATGGGGGCAAGTATGGTTCATCGACCAAGGCAAACGCCTCGGGCGCACGTTCGACGCCTTCAAGCAACGCTGGTTTCAACGCTCGTTCGACGGCTACGGCACGACGCCATTACCCCACGCCCAGGAGCAGATTCAAGCCGCGTTGAAAGACGTTTGCTTGACAGTCGATCTCAAGGATTACGTCGACATCGCGGAACCCGTCGTCAGCAACATCTACGTTGACCTTCCGCCTCGTGCCCGCCGGCTGTATCGAGACATGGAAAAAGAAATGTTCATGAAATTGGAAGGGCACGAGGTCGAGGCTTTTAACGCAGCGGCGCGTACGATTAAATGCCTGCAATTAGCCAACGGAGCGGCGTATGTCGATGATGTCGGAACATGGAAAGAAGTTCATGACGAGAAGTTGCAGGCCCTGGAAGACATTGTGGAAGAGGCTAACGGCGCTCCCGTCTTGGTGGCCTACCACTTTCAATCTGACATTGCCCGGCTACGTCGTGCGTTCCCTCAAGGTAGGCTCCTGGATTCCGACCCTCTCACGATCAAAGAATGGAATCAGGGACGAATACCGATTCTCTTTGCTCACCCGGCTTCGGCAGGTCACGGTCTTAACCTCCAAGATGGAGGAAATATCCTCGTCTACTTCGGACACTGGTGGAACCTCGAGGAGCGAATGCAAATCCTCGAGCGGATAGGGCCGACTCGACAAATGCAGGCCGGACATGATCGGGCTTGCTACGTTTACAACTTGATCGCCCGCGATACCGTCGATGAGTTAGTGATTGAACGAGTCAACAGCAAGCGCGAAGTCCAGGATCTATTGTTGGAAGCAATGAAGCGAAAGGGAGTTGAATATGCGTGACCAGCCGGCCTTGAAATACGACCCGACGGCGGGAAAATTGTTGTGGGCAGGTGTCTCGGTGCGACCCCGTGACTGGCGCAACTGTCAGGCGTGGCGCTTCGACCCTTGGACGGGCCTAGAACGCCATCCTGTCAACGTGGAGGACGATCCCTTCGGTCTTGAGATCTGGCACGAAGACGAATGGGGGCCGCGGGAGGAGCCCATCGAGCGCGCCGACGCGATGCGCGCTACTGCAGAGGTCATCGCCGCGCTTGAGACGGCGAAGCCCGCCGACACGATTGACACCACGCTGACCGAACGCGGCGCCCGATACGGCAAGTTCATCGGGCACGCGGAAGTCACGCAGAACCTGAAGCGCACCATCGCAATCGCACTGGCCGATCGCGAGAAGACGCTCGCCAAGGACCAACAGGAAGCGCTCGACATGATTGCGCACAAGATCGGCCGGATCGTCAACGGCGATCCCGACTACGCTGATTCGTGGATCGACATCGCGGGCTATGCCAAGCTCGTGGCGGATCGGCTGCAGGGGGTCGAGCGATGAGCGGCGCCCACGACCACAGCCCTCACCTTCTGCCGGTCGAGATCCAGAATCCCGAACCGCCCAGGCCGATCAACTTCGCTTTTCAGCGCGCAGTCGATCCCTTTGAACTGAGTCTCTGCCGTGACCACAACGACCGGCGGCGACTCTTCGACAGTTTGAAGCGGAAGGCCTCGGCAGCGCTCGCTGACCACATCGCTGAGCATTGCAAGTGGTTCGACATCCCCGCCCCAGAGCGAAGGGGTATGGTGCTGCAGCTCGAACTCACGATAAGCGATCGAGGCGCCTACGTGAATTACAGCAGGGTCGCCCGCGACGAGGGTTTCCGGGATGGCTGGTCGCGCGCACAGGCCACATGCGCGGCCTCGTTGCCTTACGGCATAGCTGACGCCGCACAGGAGTTCTACGAATGACCACAACGCCTTCCCCCACCCCGCAGCGCGCGAAGCACCTGACGCCGCTGCCTCCGGCCGGCTCCCCTATTCGAGTGTCCCGTCTCGCCAAGCTGTTGCTAGAGTTGCGCGCCTCGCCACCTGTCCGCCTCGCACATGACGAACAACAAAGCCATCCTGTATCTGCGATCGTCGAAAGATCGCTCTGATGTTTCCATCGACGCCCAGCGTCGCGCGCTGCACGACGTAGCCGCTACCCGCAATCTCGTCGTTGTTGACGAATACGCCGATGCGGTCGAATCGGGCAAAGACGAAGACCGGCCGGGTTTTCAGCGGTTGCTGCAACAGATCAAAAGCGCCGATAGAGAGTGGCAGCACATCCTGGTGCTCGATACCTCCCGCGTCGCGCGCCGGAGAATGATTGCCCTGTTATTCGAGCAGGAGTGCAAGAAGCGGGATATTCGGGTCATTTACCGCAATGTCCCTGAAACCGACGCCGCAACGGAGATGCTGCTGAAGTCCGTCTTGCAGGCGATGGACGAATGGCATTCTCTGAACTCCCGGCAAAAGGGCCTCGCGGGCATGGCTGAAAATGTGCGTCAGGGTTGGCGTGCAGGCGGTCGGGCACCGCGCGGGTACAAACTCGCCTACCACTCGACCGGCGCTGTACGCGACGGCAGCCCGGTCCTGAAGTCGAAATTGGAAATCGACGAGTCCTGTGCCGATGCTGTCCGGGCCTATCTCGAATTGCGCGCGCAAGGAATCGCCCGCGGTCCCGCCGTCGCTCGGCTGAATCTCCAATGGCCGCCGAGCTCGACACAGAGCATGGATTGGCAGGCCCTGACCTATGCCGGCCATACCGTTTGGAATATGCACGCCGAACGGCAAAGCGGGAATCTCATCCAAGAGAAACGCCGGCCGCGCTCGGAGTGGCTGATGCAGCGGAATACCCACCCTGCCCTGATTACGGACGAGCAGGCGGAAACCATCCTCGCGGAAATGGAGCGAGGACAACAGGGCCGACGCAATCGCTCGTCGTCACTGCTCCTGACGGGTCTGCTCGAAACCCCCGACGGCGCGGCCTGGCATTCCGACGGCTGCGGTTTCTACAGGGTCGGCAAGGGGCGCAAGGTGCATGCCGGCAAGCTCGAGGAGACAACCCTCGGCATTGTGCTCGACAGCCTGTGCAGCGATGCAGCGGTCCTACATCTGATCAGCGCCATGCGCGCCGTCGGCGAAGGTGAACCGATCGACGGCCGAAAGCTCGCAGGCGTCTCCAAGCGCATCGCGAGCTTGACCGCGCAGATTGCGAAGACGGTCGATCTGGCCGCGCAGATGGACGACCCCGCGCCGGTGCTGCGTCGGGTGTCGGATCTTGAGAACCAGCGCGCTCAGCTGGTGGACGAGCTCGCCGCGTTGGAAGCGCGGCAGGATCAACAGGTGCAAGCGGTGAACGTCGATGAGCATCAGGTGCGTGCCCTGCTGCGTCGTCTGTTCGAGGAGATCAAGGCCAGTGCGGCTGATGAGGAACTTCGCGCGTCGGCGAAGCTGGCTCTGCAGGAGGCGATTGAGCGAATCACGCTCTGTCCTGAGAGCCTATCCCTCCGTGTTCACTTTGCAGTGAACACGGGGGATATCTTGGCGTCCCCTAGGGGAGGGAACCTATCCCCCGTCCGCTGGGCATCAGAAATCATCCGTTTGCCTCAGCGACGGCGCGCATGATAACCCGTTGCGAGAGAAGTGCGCGGACGCTTGCGTAACAAAGTGTTAACCCTCGATGCCACGGAGACGACCGGCTGTAGTTACAAAAAATTCTTCCCACTCTTGAATTTGCGTAACTACAATAATGCTCATGCAAATCGAGTTCGACCCCGAGAAGCGCGAGAAAACCCTGATCGAGCGGGGTTTGGATTTCGCCCGCGCTGACGAGGTGTTCGCGGGTCGGCACTTCACCGCCGAAGACACGCGCGAGGACTACGGCGAACTCCGCCAGATCACAGTCGGCAATCTCGACGGCCGGGTGATCGTGATGGTTTGGACCCCCCGCGGCGAGGCACGCCGCATCATCAGCATGAGGAAAGCCAATGAACGCGAACAAGCACGCTACGCCCACCGTGTGGACTGACCCGGACGACGCGCCGGAGTTGACTGACGAATTCTTCGAGCGGGCAGACGAATACGTCGGGGGCAACTTGGTCCGCCGCGGGCGGCCGAAAGCCGATAGCACCAAGGTGGCGCTGACTGTGCGCTACGACGCTGATGTTGTGGAGGCATTCAAGGCAACCGGCAAAGGTTGGCAAACGCGCATGAATGCTGCCTTGCGCGACTGGCTCAAGACTCACCCGATGCCCCTCTCATAGATCGCGCGCCCGCCGACGAAGCGCGCGGTGAGCAAGTCACCTCGAGGGTGGCTCGGGACAAAGCTCACATGCGTCCAGTTGCCCTCCCATATCAGCTGGTCCCAGTGCAGCCCTAAGCCGTGCTGCAGCAGATACAGGCAGACAGTGAAGGGCGTACCCGCAGCGGGCGCGATGAAGTCGGCCGCCAGGCCTTGCATGTGCTGGCTGTCCTTGGCCCCGCCGATGGCCGCGTTGAGCTCGGGCGATCGGTAGCCGCTGGTGATGAACACCGGCGCACCCAGGAGATCGCGAACGCGCTGCATTGCAGGTGCGAGTACCCCGCGGATATTCGCAAGCACCGCAGGCGGCGGGGTGTTGTCGATTCCCTTGCGCGTCGCGAGATCCGAGCGGAGAAATTCGGACAGCCAGAATGAAGGTGTCAGGCGTTCGTCGGGCATGGCGGGGGTTCCGGGTGTTTGTGATCGCGCCGATGGCGGAATACTTTCCAGCAGGTGCCGATGCAATACATGGCCATGCCGACATGGCCCATCAATTGCGCCTCGACCGGAAAGCAATGTCCGCTCAACGTTTGGGACTGGACGATCTGCAGAAATCTCGGCAGGCAGAAAAACGTTATACCCGTCAGGCCGATTCGCTGCGGCAAGTTATCTGCGAAAATACGATCGGGGAGGAATACCCCGAGCGTGCATGACGCGATGACGATAAACAGCGAAACCGCCGAGATGATCCACATTTTTAATCCCTGAATCGTCTGTCGATGGCGTCCGTAATCGACTGAGCCACCCTTTTCGAGTCGAAATTCGAGATTACGTCGAATGCTTTCTCAACGATCGCTAGGCCGAACATCGCGGTAAGCGCCCGAGCAGTTTCGAGGCTCGTACCGATAACCCCCTGCACCGATTCGCCAAAAAGTTTCGACATGGCCCAGCCGCCGAGGAAATAGAGCACTTTGCGCGGCCATATCGTGTCCCCCATGAAAAGGAGCGCAACCAAGCTCCCGAGAACCGCGGACCCCTCTTGTCTCGCCTCGGGCGGAATCTCGTTCATCTCTGGCCTCGGTTTTGTGCGATCTGCCACGCAAATGCGTGATGCGCCGTTGCAGCGCGTGGGCTACGCTCGCCCTCGAAACAATCTGACTTTCGAGGGACCATGTTCGACCCGATATTTCTTGGCTGGTTAGTGGCGGCGCTTCTCATCGCGGGCCTGAGCGGGCGTCGCGGCAGCCGCGGCAACAAGGGGGTTGATCCGAAGGGGCGAAGCGGCCGGCTCGACGGCGAGCGTTAGGGCATTGCGCGGCGACAGTACCTGTGTCTGCTGCATCCCTTGGATCTGCCCCCGGATCACGTCGCGCATGCCGAAGGGGATCTTGCCGGCAATCCGGTCGAGGGTATCAAGGCCGCGCCCGAGCATGAGCGCACCGCTGTTGCTGTTGTTGA